CGGCCCAGATAACGGGGGCAATCGGCTGGCGCTTCAACCCGGATCGGGAAGGTCGCGTCTATGGTGGCAGCAGCAGGGGTCCAGCTCGGCTCGACCACATCGACGCTGTTGAGCACGCCGATCTCGCGGGCAAGCCCTGCAATCCCGAGGCAATCGGCCCGGTTCGGGGTCAGATCCACGTCGATGGCGACGTCGTTCAGATTCAAGTAGTCGCGAATGTCAGTGCCGATGGGGGCATCCTGCGGCAGCTCGATGATGCCGTCCGCTTCAACGTCGATACCCAGCTCGCTGAAGGAGCAGAGCATGCCGTGAGACGGCTGGCCACGCAGCTTGGCTTTCTTGATGGTGAAATCACCCGGCAGGGTCGCCCCCACCTTGGCCACGCAGACTTTCAGGCCGGTGCGGCAGTTCGGCGCGCCGCAGACGATGTCCAGCAGATCGCTTTCGCCCACGTTGACCTTGGTCACCCGCAGCTTGTCGGCGTCCGGATGCTGGGCACACTCGACCACTTCACCCACCACCACGTTGTTGAACTGGCCAGCCACCGCTTCCACGGCGTCCACTTCCAGGCCGGCCATGGTGATCTGCTCGGCCAGTGCGTTGTCACTCAACTCGGTGCGGACCCACTCCATCACCCAGGATTTACTGAATTTCATGTTCTCTCGCCCTTACTTGAACTGCTTGAGGAAGCGCAGATCGTTTTCGAAGAAGGCACGCAGGTCATTGACCCCGTAGCGCAGCATGGTCAGGCGCTCAACGCCCATGCCGAAGGCAAAACCGGAGTATTTTTCCGGATCTATGCCGACCGAACGCAGCACGTTCGGGTGCACCATGCCGCAGCCCAGCACTTCCAGCCACTTGCCGTTCTTGCCCATGACGTCCACTTCGGCGCTCGGCTCGGTGAACGGGAAGTAGGAAGGACGGAAGCGAATGGTCAAGTCTTCCTCGAAGTAGTTGCGCAGGAAGTCGTGCAGTATGCCCTTCAGCTCGGTAAAGCTGGCATGCTCGTCCACCAGCAGACCTTCAACCTGATGGAACATCGGGGTGTGAGTCATGTCGTAGTCGTTACGATAGACGCGACCCGGCGCTATGATGCGAATTGGCGGCTGTTGCTGCTGCATGGTGCGGATCTGCACACCGGAAGTGTGGGTACGCAGCATCAGATCGGGATTGAAGTAGAAGGTATCGTGATCGGTACGCGCCGGGTGATGGGCCGGAATGTTCAGCGCATCGAAGTTGTGGAAGCCATCTTCAATCTCGGGACCGCGCTCTACCTTGAAACCCATCTCGCCAAACAGGCGCTCGATGCGTTCAATGGTGCGGGTCACCGGGTGCAGGCCACCGTTCTCGATGCGGCGACCCGGCAGGCTGATGTCGATGGTCTCGGCGGCCAGCTTCTGGTTCAGCACGGCAACTTCGAGGGCTTCACGACGCGCGTTCAAGGCATCCTGAACCAGCTGCTTGGCCTGGTTGATCACGGCGCCTGCGGCGGGACGCTCTTCAGGCGAAAGGGCGCCAAGGCCCTTCATCTGCTCGGTGAAAAAGCCCTTTTTACCCAGATATTTGACCCGGATTTCGTCGAGGGCGGCGATGTCGCTTACGCCCTCAATTTCGGCCTTGGCCTGGCCGACTACTTCTTCAAGCTGTTGCATGTCTTCCTCGTCACCACTCCCGATACAGGAGCCTTTAGGCTAAATAAGGTCAAGAGGGGAATAATACAAAAAAAGCCCCTTGGCTGACCATAGTTATGGCGGGCTTTTCTCCCTATAAATCATTTTGTTATATCAAGCGAGTCTCAAGCTCTCCCCCGCCCGCTTCAATTTCTGATGTTCGACCTTGGTTTGTTGGCATATCAGACATTTTCGCATCAGCCACCAAGACGGATGCCGCTATACGGCACAACATCCTGAAAGCAAAAAGCGGGCAACAAAAAAGGAGGCCTGAGCCGCCTTCACATGTCTAACAAAAACAATGGCTTACATGAATATCAATGAGTTAGATACTACAGGGGGTGACGCTAAGTCACCCCGGATGACCCTGTTTGGGGCAATTTGTGGACACTTCATCATGCGGCAGGCAGTGGATTTTCCAGCGGGTTGAAGCGCACCGCATCGCTCAGATAATCCGGTGCGAAGTGAGCATAGGTCATCGTCTGCTGGATGTTGTGATGGCCCAAAATTTTTTGCAGCGCGAGAATGTTGCCCCCCGACATCATGAAATGTGATGCAAAAGTGTGCCGGAACACATGCACCGCCTGCCCTGCTGGCAGGTCCGGCGCCACTGACTTGATCACATCACGCACCAACATATAGTCGAGGTCACGGAACAGCGGGCCGCGATTAACCCCATTCGTTATCTCTTGGCACAGCTCTGCCGAGATCGGCACTGTGCGGTTCTTGCCATTCTTGGTGTTGATGTAGGTCACCCGGCTGGCCAGCACATCCTCGCGGCGCAGATTGGCCGCTTCACTCCAACGCGCCCCCGTGGCCAGGCAGAGTTTGACCACCTTCAGGTTATCCCCGGATAGCGCGGCCAGCACGTCGCCGATCTCGTCCTGGGTCAGGTAGCCCATCGACCGCTCGACCAGCTTGACCTTCTTCATCTCTTTGAGCGGGTGCTCATGGTGATAATGGCCGAGATCAATGAGCACCGAGAACACCCCGCCCAGCATCTCCTGCTCACGGTTCACCGTCTTGGGCTGGCGGCCGGCGTGCAGTCGCTGCGCCCGATACTCGGAGAACAGCGCCCGGGTCACCTGCCTTGCCAACGGGTGGCGTAGTGCGGCGTCGATATTGTGGAGTTTCTTACGTACCGCCTCCCCTGCTTTCAGGGTCTGGCCATGGTAGCGCCACCAGAGCTCGATAAGCTCTGAGAGCGGCCTATTGTCTGCCGGGCGATCCACCCACTCTTTATTATGTTCAGTGGCGATCACCCAACGTTCGAACTGCTGGGCTTCGGACTTGGTCTTGAAGCGCTTGCGGATCCGCTTGCCCTCCCTCCCCTGCGGGCGGATATCGACCAGGTACCCCTCGGGCGTGGACTTGATGCTCATTGCCCCTCCTTATATAGGAAGGCGCTTACCCATCCCCGCGGACCGCACATCAACACCATACCCAACCACTGCACTTTCACTGTCATCACCCTCCACCAAAACACTGTGGTTTTATACAGCATTTGATGATGGTTAGCAGTGTTTAACTCAGGTTAAGGCATACATGGGGAAATGGGGATGACAAAACGTATACGGGAGGAAAAGGTAATCTTATAAAAACCGTACTCAATAGCTCGATGTGATGGATGGGTTAGCCAACTGTTAGTTAATTACCCAGTCTTTCCAATCAATTCAATCAATCCAATCAAGACTTCGATTTTTTTATAATTTTATAAGTGTTGGCAAAGAATATGAAATATTACATTCATTGAGATAATAGAAGCTCAACAACAAATTGTAGATTCCAAACTATTATGGAAAGCACGGTATAAACAATCGCAGTGAATGCACCGACAATAAACAATGTGATCAGTCGTGATGTTAATGGCTCTATAAAACGCTGCACTCTGTCTTCACTTGATGAATATTGCTGTAATACTGTAAGCCATGTTCGGCTTTCTTTGTACGAAAGCGTTGCATCACGCCAGTGAATAAACAGTGTAACAAAGCACGTAATCGCTAGATATATTGAGATACATTTCAGCATTAAACCTGCTTCATTGCTTGATAACAATTCATGTATTTGCTTTCGATCAAACTTACCAATAAAAGACATAGATACGAATAGTAAAACACCTAGTGCATCCCGAGCTAAAGAACCGATCAGATCTCTTACTTTAGCCGCATATAAATCTGCTTGAGATTTCATGTCCTTCATTATCTCACGCAACTCTTTATAATATGAATCCTTGCGCTCCAATATTACAAAGGCATAGCTATCCCTGGCCTGCTGCAGAGCAAAATCAATGTTTTCACAAACATTAGTCAAAAAACATTTTTCTAAGCTTGCATCAATTGACAAACGATCAGTAATTAGCTGAAGTCTCGTTTCTGCTCGTTCTGAGTATATCCACCTTATGGCATTCATGATATTGTCAAAACAATTTATTGATACAAAAGCATTCTGAGAACATAACTTTAATGTTACTTTTTTTGCCCCTCGAATGGTAACAAAGTAATGTCCATTCTCTTTTTTTATTTCCTGAGAAAGACATGCCACCATAACTTCAGATAATTTTCTTATTAGTGGCAAAACATCATCACTATGATAATCACCCCAAGTTAGTGAAAATAACTCAGGGCTCACCCTGATACCGTCAGCGCTGTTTGTGCGAATCAGGCTACTGATATCACCACTATTTGGAAAGTCAGCGATAGAAAAATCTAATATTTCTTCTTGACCATATGGAACATACCAAACTTCGTTATTCCCGAATGCAGTAGCGAGTCCAACAATAATAATTGTTGTTTTCTTATCCAACCTTAAAGAAGATGGTGTGTCGAATCTAAAGGGGTCATAATCAGACATTATTTCATTAAATGAGGAAAGAGATAAGAAAATATATTTACTCTCATTTTCTCGGTAACTTACATCAGAAACAAGGGCTGCTTTGCTGAAGAACAGAACCCATTCTTCTCCATCTAAGTGATCATCATCAAAATCTTCTTCATGGAAATAATCTTCTGCACATCTTATGTTTGGCTCAGGGATTTGCAATTCTCTGCAAAGTTCATAGAATGCAGAGAAGCAATGACGGATAGACTTATTAAGATTGTCACCAGTTATCCGCACTCGTGCAGATTCCTCACAATAGACCTGTGATAAAGATTTCAACCTCTGTAAAATTTCCAGTAATTTAGTTAAGTCTCTCACGCCAATTCACCATTACCTAATTGTTAATTTACTTGTTTTTATTGTTATTGTTGATGAACCATCTTCTAATGATTTTACCTCTATATTTGCAGCATCTGCTGGACCTTCATAATATATAGTAACACCTTCCTCCGTCAGATAAACCTGTTTTCTGTCTTTCAGAGTTATGGCTTTAGGCATAATCGTGAAGCTTTGGCCAGCAATACCTTCTTCAATTAGAGTATTTCTTAATGATGCCGTTGCACGCTGCCTTCTTTCTGGATCAGAGTCTCTGATTACAGTTTCAATAAATCTATCTGTATCAAAGGTAATATTATCTAGCAAATAATTCAATGACCGACCAGATAAGGTATTTGCATCCTCACCATCCGCTAAAAACTCTAATGGCAATGTTTTTGCCCATCGCCTAACTGCTCGATGTGTTTTCTGAGTTAACGTAGTATTAGTTAACCGAGGCTCAACATTTAAAAACTCTCTGAAATAGTCACTCAAGTCTGGTTTCTTCGTTCTATCATAAGCTAATACATGCCAAGCATATTGACTCGAGACATCAATTAGCGCACTTTTTTGGATTGTATCTTTCTTCTCACCAAGACTATTTTCATTTTCTTCTATTACTGCTATTCGTCGCCCATCACGCTCAATAAAACTATACTTGAATGATGATTGTTTATCCATTTTAACTAGGAAAACAAACTTTCCTATTTTTCCATTGGAAACATTATAGTCAATCTTACACACAACAAATATGCCAGATGACATGTTCCCGCTATGATGTTTAGCGAAATCCGCCGTCACATTTTGAGAAAACTGATCGAAAGTCAGCTCATGCTCTGGGTCTTCTAAATCAGTTATTATTCTTTTAAGTGAAACCTGGGGGGTAGAGAACAAATATTGAGTGCCAGAGGTAGCATCTTTTATTCTTTCAAGAAAAAATTCTTTTTGCCGTTCATTCAAAACGATTTCGTCAAGATAAACAACACCTTCATTTTCTTGGCGTTCAACATCAATTATATGAAAAATAAAATCTGTAATTCGAAAGCTATTCTTCTGTCCATCAGAAATACTTGATTCTATTTGTTGTGTCATAACGTGGCACTCTTTTATTTACATTCTCATAGCTAACAAACAGCTAGCTCCCAAAAACAAAAAAACAGGGCAATTTAGCGCCCTGTTTGTCTTTTTCTATATGATCTGTGTTCTACCATCACGCCGATGATCTGGATGTGCTGCCGGTCGGAATGCATGGTGGGGAAATCGTCATTGAGGGGGACCAGTTCAAACACCTCTTGTCCGCTCTCGTCGATGCCGCGGGGCCGGTACTTCTTGAAGGTGGCCTCTTCGCTGCCGTTCCTGGCCACGACGAAATCCCCTGGTTGGGGCGCTTCGTCAGGGTCAACGATGATGAGGTCGCCTTCCTTAAAGAAGGGTTCCATCGACTGGCCACGCAACCAGAGACCGAAACCACAAGGGCCAACATCTACCCCCGCCGTCACATACTCGACGTTGCCATCGAAGGCAGTGGCCTGCTCGCACATCTCGTGCCAGTGGCCGGCCTGAACATAACTCAGCACAGGCACGCGCGTACCTTGCGGGATCACGGCCGGTTCGACGTTGTGATATCCGGGCATCGCCTCTGGTGCAGGCTGTCCCCTCGCCTCCCCGTCTCCAGTCAAAAGCCAGTCAACAGTGACCCCCAGCGCTGCCGCTAAATCATTGAGATAGCGGCCTTTTGGCTGGTTAAGTCCCGACTCCCACTTGCTAACAGACGCATGGGAAATACCCACACGTCGGGCAAGCTCAGCCTTACTCATTTTCTGTGCCTGCCGGCTGGCAGTTATGCGGTCATTGATCGTTTCCATGAAACCTAAGTTACCACTCCAAAATCGCACTTAAGTATCAAACTCTCTTGACTCCCGTTTATTACATAAGTTACGCTTCGGCCATTGATGATCCTTAAGTTATATTTTGTGAGGTCGGAAATGCAGAAACATGACGTCTTAGAACACTTCGGCAGCATCACTGCCATCGCCAAGGCCATTGGGATCTCTCACGCCGCTGTCAGCAAGTGGGACGAAACCATCCCCCAAGGCCGTGCCTACCAGATCGAGGTGCTGACCGGCGGCAAATTGAAGGCCAGCGCGCGCAGTACCCCGCAACAACCAACCCCCTGTGTTTGAACCCCCTGAGAAGGATTCACCATGGTTACTCGAATCAAACCCATCCGTATCCCCAGCGATGTGAGCCAGTTGCCGCTCGATTACCCCTTTGGCAATCGCGTCAGTGAAAGCCTGGAGGAGTACGCCAAGCGCCAGGGCTTGACGATTGGGGCCGTTAAAAAGCGCGCCGACCGCGGCCAGTTGCCCATCTTGCAAGACGGCCCGGGCGCTCCTCGCGAGGTCAACCTCTACGCCCTGTTCCTGCAGGCCCGTTATCAGGCCGAGCGCTACGTCACCATGACGCTCGCGTGAACCTGCAAACACCATAACGGGTCAAGGAGAAGCTCGCATGTTTACCGAATACACCAGCAAACATCCGCACTGGATCAGCGCCTGCCAACGCTTTGCGGCCAGTCACAACATGGCCGAGATCGCCCAGCGGGCAGGCATTAACCCGCAGCTCCTGCGCAACAAGTTAAACCCCGATCAGCCCCATGAACTGACTGTGGCCGAGCTGATTGCCATCACCCAGGCGAGTGAGGGCGATGAAACCCTGTTCGATGGAGCCCTTTTTGGCTGTGGCTTGACGGCTGTTGCCATCCCCCAGGCAGAACGGGCCCCTTCCCTGCCTCATCAGGCCATCGATCTGAACGCCAAGATCGCCAGCATTGGCCAGCGAGCCCTGGAGCTGACCGACCGCGGCCGGATCACCCGCTCGGAGCGCAACACCCTGGTGAGCGTGGCCACCTCGGCCATGGGGTCGCTCGCCATCTTGATCCACGACATCGAGGCCCGCTTTCAGGCGGTGCCCGCCCTGGCCTGTGCATCAGACATCCTGATGCAGGCCGCGACCATGTGAAGGGGAAACCACCATGCAACGCATCGACCATGAACAACGCAATCTGGCGGGCCTGACGCCCACCGAACAGATCGCCATGAACACCGCCGGCTGCCTGCTGCTGCGCGAGCTGTTCGGCAAAACACGCTTAAGCCTGGACACCGACTGGCTGGCACTGGGCCAGGCCAAGAAAGCGGCCATCTGTGCCATCGCCCGCCAGTCGCGGGGCGAACTGATGACCGCCACCCTGTCAGCCCTGCCCCATGCACAACGTGAGGCGATCAGGCTGGCGGTGATCGCACTGGAGTATCAGGGGGAGTTTCGCGGCGGCTGTGACAGCAAAGTCTGGCACCCGGCACTGAGTACCAGATCCATCAGGGATATCGAGAGGGAGAAGAAAGAGAGAGCGGCAAGGCTTCGCTTGAAGCGCGCCGTGCTGGCAGCAAGCCAGATGACCGGGCAAGGCCCACGCCCTATCGGGCAGTAAAAAGCCCGCATAACGGAGCGGCAACTCCAAGCGGGCCTTTATCAACAACGTATGAGGAAGTCGACATGGCAACTTTAGCGATCCCCTGCGCCCTGCGCAACCTTCGCATCCAGCAACGCAAGCTGACGGGCCGCTATGGCACCCGTCTTAGCCAACATCCTGACGGGGTTGCGCTTATGGAACGCACCACCGCACTGGCTTGGGCTTCTCTGTTCAGCCGCATCAACCCCTGCACCCTTTCATAAGGAGCCTGACCATGAACGCACAACCAACCCAGATCAACCTGCTCAACCACCATGCGGCCAAGCGCCTGCGCCAGTTGCGAGAGCAGTTGAAGCTGAGCCGTCCCAAGTTTGCCGATCAGCTCGGCATTCCTCCCACCACGCTCAAGAACTACGAGCTGGGATACCGCGAGATCGGCGGGGGCTTGTTCCTGCTGATCGCCAATCACCCGGAGCTGAAACATCACTGCGACTGGCTGCTGACCGGCATCGCCACGCCGGAGGTGCTGGCATGAGCGACGCCATCAAGATTGTCCGTCAGGCCCCCAAGCTCATCGAGGGCTTGCTGGCCGACATGTTCGCCGCCAACGCCGAAGATAACCGCATCGCCCTGGGCGGGATTTACTCCGGTCAGCAGTATATCCAGATCCAACTGGTCGCCACCTGCAATCCGGCCGCCCTGCTGGATGACGACAGCGGTGAGGACGATGACGAAGAGGGGCCAGCCATGGCCCCGGCTCATGGCCCGCTGGTCACTCACTGGCTAGCGGCCCGCGCCGAGTTTATCGCAGCCGGTGGCGAAGTTCGGGGTGATAGAGACATTGCCCGGGAGCTGCTGGCGCTCGGGGCCGTGCGATCTGTCTATTGGCTGGCACTGGGCCAGGGTGAAACAGCCCTGGCCAGGGAAATAGGCGACTGGTGGCACGAGTGCGCCCCGCTGCACGGACAAGGTGAGGTGATCCAGTGACTCATCAGCTGCAGCAGGAACTGGCCAGCCTGATGCACCGCTGGCAAGAGACCTATCTGGAAGATGCAGCGAGGCTGCGTCTATATCAGAAGGAGCTGGCCAATGCGCGCCGGCTGCCTGCCCGCCCCCGAGCCAGTATCACGCTGTTGCTGCGCCAGTGCGCGGCAGCTCGCCGCATGAAAGCCCATGCGCAGCAGACCATCCAGGGCTGCCAATTCCGCATCACCTTGTTGTCCGGTACCGCCATCCAATGAGTCGAACAGCCACCCGGTTGCCCCTGTCGAAAAGGACGCTGCGGCAGCGTATCGATACCCTTTCCAATGCTCTGCCCGGCGTCAATCTTGACGCCGCTTTCGTTGGCGTACCCGGCCAATCTGATCTGGCGTGGGCCGTGCAGCTTCTCGATGGCCTCTCCCCCCAACTCAGCCTGACCCTGTTCAAGCAATACGTGCGACGCCGTAAAGATGGCAGCTCCCGCCATGCTCGCAATGGCAACATCTGGCTTCGTGAGCGGACCAAGATGGTGCGCGGCCTTATCCAGGCCCTGCCAGTGGACCCGCAGGCGTTGCGCGATGAAGAGAGCCGCAAGCGGGTGGCGCATCAGTTCGCCAACCAGACGGCCGCCATCTGGCACAACATCGAGCAGGGTATCAAAACCGGCGATGAGCCGGATCTGCTGCTGGCATGGGAGGTCATCCGCCAGCCTGCCGACCAGTGGGGCTTTATAGGGGAGTTGCCCGAATTCAAAACCGAGGAGGTGCGTGATAACTGGATCCTGAGCGTGATGGTGCGCCTGCTCTCTGCCAAGTGGTGGGAAAAGCGGATCAACCGCACCTGGGACCGACTGCAGGAGCACATCAATATCGTGCTCGGCAAGGTGCGTAAGGGAGTCTCGGCGTATGTGTCGAACGCCACCATGAAGGTGGTGCGCGAGCGCAAGCGCGCCATGATGCGCTGGCTGGCCGAGTCGGAGGTGATGAACACCCAGCATGACCTAGTGATCTCGATGAAGGATTGCTGGGAGGCCAGCAACGCCAACCCGGTCAACCGCCGCAACGAGATGATGGTGCGGATGCGCGGCTTTGAGGACTACGCCGAAGAGCAGGGCCATGTGGGGGTCTTCTTCACCTGGACGGCCCCTTCCCGCTTTCATGCCTGGACACAGAAGCACGACGGCAAGACCGTAGAGAACAAGCGCTATGAAGGGGTAACGCCACGGGAAACCTGCGCTTATCTGGCCAAGCTATGGAGCCTGACTCGGGCCGCCCTCAAGCGGGCCGATGCCCCCGTCTACGGCTTTCGGGTGTGCGAACCACATCACGACGGTACCCCCCACTGGCACATGCTGCTCTTTATGCGCCCTGCCAACAAATGGCGGGTGATCAGCACCCTGCAACGCTATGCCCTCACCGATGATCATCAGGAGCTGGTGCGCGAGATCCAGGGGCGCCCGCCCTTCACCGACATCAAACCCCGCTTTGACTGGAAGGAGATAGACCCGGCCAAAGGAGACGCCACCGGCTACATCGCCGCCTATATCGCCAAGAACATCGACGGTGAACATGTGGATGGTGATCAGGAGTCCGACACCCCCGCTGATCAAGGTGCCCAGCATGCATGTGCCTGGGCCAGTTGGTGGGGGATCCGCACCTTCCAGCAGATCGGCGGCGCCCCTGTCGGGGTGTGGCGCGA